ATCGAACATCGCCAAGATCGGCTACGATCCTGGCAAAGAGCGGCTCCGCGTCGAGTTTCACGACGGCGCTTTGTGGGAATACGAGCAGGTCGATCAGGCGCTCTACGAAGGGCTCATGGCGGCCGGCAGTAAGAACGGGTTTTTCCGGCAGTTCATCCGCGGCAAGAAGCCGGCATCGAAGGTGTAGGGACGATGCCTGACATCAAAGAATACGTGATCACAGATCCAACCGTGGTCAAAGTGGCGAGCTTACTGCAGTACGTCTCGCGCTGCCCAAATTGCGGCTCCGAATCCACCAAGCCGGTGCCGAACACCTGCGCCTACTGTGGTGCCAAAATGGAGAACAAACAAGATGCCACTGCGGTATCAAGTGAGAACAGTTGACGGCAAAACCGTTTACGAAACTGAGACCTTGGGCGACGCCAAGCGGCATTGGCGCGCCATGATCGGGTCTGGAGCTACAATCCGGGACGTACTGTATGCGGCTGGCGTTGTCAATGAGCCCGGTGACACTCGCCGTATTCAGGCACTCTCTAATGAGGTCTTCGACCACCTGATCGAGCGATTCAAGGTGACCGCCACGCCAGCCTTGAAAGCCGAATTCTTGGATTGGTTGACCGCGGAACTCGAGCAGTACTTAGTCAGGGCCGTCACTCCTATATAGGAGTAAAACCCTATTGTGCTCTGGATATTTGTCAGCTAAAATCTCGAAAGGAAACAAGAACTATGGCCGAAGAACGGAAATTACCACCCGCGAAGCCTTTGACCGACGAAGAGACTGCCAAACTGATAGAAGAATTCCCGCGGTGGGATCTCACAAAGATCCTTATCATCTATCGGGATACGGGCGGCTGGTGTGGCTTTGAGGACTTCTATAAATTCCTGTACGTGTGTGACAAAAAGAACCTCGATCCCTTCATGAACGAGGTCCATGGCGAGACCCGATGGAGTTCCGAGAAGGGCCGCCATACGCTGATACCGATCACTCACATCGACGGTGCCCGCAAAGTCGCTGACAGCACTCAGCAATACGACGGCCAAGATGACCCAGTCTTTGAAAACAACGCGAAAGGCGAGCTGGTTTCTGCCACTGTCCGGGTCTATCGCAAAGATTGTGCTCATCCCTTTGGGTCGACCTGCTTTCTGAATGAATTCAGGGGCGGTGGATTATGGAGCAGCAAGCCGCATGTCATGCTCGCCAAGGTCGCGGAGATGCTGTCATTTCGCAAAGGATTCCCCGCTGCATTGGGGGGGATCTACATCGAGGAAGAGTTCGACCGTAACGATATGCCGGCTGCAGCTCCACCCGTCGAAGACTTCGCGGTCGGGCAGAAGACTGCCGAGACTCCACCACCAGCCAAAGCAGAAGCTCCGCCAGCGAAACGCGAGACACCGCCGGCGCCGCTACCAACTCAGACCGTCACTATGCCTAGTGAACTCGAGACCACAACCAATAAGCGCATGGCCGACATCCGGCATATCATCCGGGAGGTCGGCAAATTCGATGCCCCGACCACTGAAAAAGTTCTCAGTATGTTTTTGCGCAACTTCTTCGGCGTCACCACCCTGCCGAAAGATCCGGAGAGTTATCAAGCGCCGCTCGCTGTACTCGAGGCATTGACTCCGGCTGGCGTCGAAGAGCTAATTAAAGATCCGACGGCCGCCGGTAAAAAAGCGCGTGAACCGCTCGAGAAGGCATTCGATACCTGGAAGTGGACCGTGGAGTCGTGCGCCATAGCGAAGGACTTTATCCGCGCCAAGGCGATGACTTACGCCGATTTCATCACCTGGATCAACATGACGGGCGCCGACAAGCTTTCTTCCGAAGATGTATCGGCATTCCTGCTACTGGCAACCTGTACGAGCAAAGCGTACATGCTATTACAGTTGCCAAATATTAAAGCCATTACTGAGGCTGTGACTTGCCTCATTGATCAGTTTGGCGGATTCGCAGGGCTGAAAGCCGCTAAGCCGGACGACGTTGCCGCGGCCATCCAAGGGTTGGGACCAAAACAATGACAAACAACGAATGCGCAGACAGTTTAGAGAAATTCGCGGCTATTCTACGCGCGAACGAAATGCTTGTGGCTAATGGGATGGAACGGCCGCTGAGGCAGCCGATGATCGGGATTTTCTGCGACACCAAAGAAGAGCTAGTCGCGGCGATCAGGGCCATTGGCGGGAAGTGGACCAAACGCATGCCGGCAGACAACAACAATGAATTTGGCACGATTCGCCTGGAATCGACCACGCTTCCACCGTTGTTTCTGCACATCTACCGAAACAAGGTTTGCCGCAGAACCGTGAAGTGGGATTGCGAACCTTTCCTGTCGCCGGAAGATGAGCAGGAAGTCGCAACCGCCATGGAGGGGAAATGAGACTACGTTCACCTGAAGTCGAAGCCGAAGCTTGCCGGAAGGCATTCAGGAATGTTAAATCAGGTGCTCTGGTATGGCACTGTCATCATGAGATCCTGGTCGAAACCTTACGGTATGCGGATGGGGATGCGAACCGGCGTATTGACTACATTCTCTCATCAAAAGCCAGGGCAGAACAGCCATTGCGACTACGCCTATTCCGGCCCGTCAAGATGAAGAAATTGCCAGCAGCACTCCTAAAGTCGGTCCAGGACGCTCGCGATGCCTACGAAACTCACATGACTGATGAGTACTGTGCACTGCTAAGGGCACGAGACCGCCTTGATCGTGCAAGCGCGAAATTGATAATGGCGGCAAGACGTCTTCACAAGAGCCAGTGTCTGGCTGATTGCCCGTGGAATGGGAGAACGATTTTCTCGCGGAAATGGTATGCCAGTCACTCATCGAAGTGAAGATCACACTTACTGGGACGGCCCCGTAGAATACCCCAGCGTCACGCGCATCTTGCGCGCCGCCGGCATCTACCAAGTCAACCCCTTTGCTGAGCAAGAGCGTTACCAAAAGCGCGGTAAAGCCGTGCACATTGGTGCCGATCTAGTCACACTGGGCCAGTGGGATCCGGAGACCACGCATCCCGAGGTGCGCGGGCGCATTCAAGCCGCGGCCAACTTCGTCGAAGCATTTGGCTTTGTGCGGCAATACGGCGAGCAAGTGGTCTGGGATGTGGACAATCGGTATGCCGGCCGATTCGACGTCGGCGGAATAGTCACGCGCATGGAGCACGCCGGTAAGGCCGTGCTGGTGGATTGGAAGTCTGGGGACCCGCCACCAGGTGTCGAAGTGCAATTGGCACTCTACGAACGTGCGGCCATGTTAATGTTGGATGCGACATTTTCTGAACGCTGGGCTGTCTGGCTGCGCGATGACGGAAGCTTTCGAATTCAGCAGTGCAACCACCCAGCGTCGCTTTCGGTGGGCCTGGGCGCTGTCTGGATCTATCATTGGAAGAAGAATAAGGGACTGTTATGACCGCGGACGAATATTTGGCCAGTAAGAATTGGCGCCGGCTCAACCCGAAAGCGAACAAGATGCAACCCCACTACTGGGACCATCCAGACCATCAGCCTAATTTGCACGGAGCGTTCACTACGCGCGACGCCGTGGAGCACCAAAAGCTTCTGGACAAAGGCAAGAAGTGTGATTGCTTACCAACCCAAGGAGAAGAGAAAGATGAGTAAAACAACGGAGATATCGATACCGGTCAGCCATGCTTTGCGTAAACTGCTGATCGAGGATCTTGAAGAAGATTTGGAGCTTATAGACGAAGCGCGTGCGGATATTAGTACCACACTCGACCTGTTGCGACGGACCACGCTCGAGCCAGAGTGCCCTGAACCAACTCACGCACCACCGCCGGCGCTGGAGGTCCCGACCAAAAGTAGTCACATGTCGGCTGCGGCGCGCAGACGGATCTCCCGCGCTCAGAAAGCACGCTGGCAGAAACAGCGTGACCAGCAAGCCGCTGGCCCTTACCCAAAGAAACACAAAAAGCGTGCAGCCGATCGTGGCAACGGTGGCACCAGTGCCGACGTGAAGAAAAAACGGCATGTGTCATTCGCCACTCGCAAAAAGATGGCTTTGGCCCAAAAAGCACGCTGGGTTCGCTTCCGCGAAGCCGGTGTCGAGAAAACAAAGGAGTAACGATCAATGCCGCGCCAGAAAACCACCACGCCCGAGGTCTCGACCGAAGTCATTAAAGCCGAAGCCATCGCTCTGGTGCAGCAGTCCAGCATCACGGAGCTCGAAGCCGCTATCAATACCACCATCCTGCAGTCCGAGGAATTGTTGCGGCGTTCGGATCTCGGGCGACTGGAATTCACCCTGGGGAGCTTGGAGGTCACCAATCTTCAGGAGCTGGACAATGCCCGCCAGTACCTCGTCGCACTCAAGGATGGCAAAACGAGGTACTCCGCCTTCTGGAACAGCAACATCAATCTCAAGAAGGTCTTCCATGCGGTCTGGCAGTTATTGTGCCGTTCGCAGGCCGCCGGCGAGAAGCGCTTCGATGACGCCATTGAGCAAGTCCAATCGGCCATGAAGCCCTATCTACAAGAGTTGAAGCGTGAGGAGGAAAAGCGACAGCAGCTCCTCGCTGATGCGGCCGAGGCGAGGCGAAAAAAGACTGAAGCCGAGGCGCGCACGCGCATGCTCGAAGGGAATATGACCGCCGCGGCCGTGCTCACCCAACAGGCGAAGTCGATCCAAACTCCGGTGCTGCCCACGGAGCCCGTGGTCATGGCTGGGCTGAGCACACGGCCGAAGAAGGTCGTGACCGTGACTGACCCGCAAGAGCTCGGCAACAGCATCGCCGCCGGCACGCCGATCGCCGTGGTCAAGGAATGGAACATCACGTTCCTGCAGGAACAAGCCAAGCAAAACATCACCTACCCCGGCACCACTGTGGAGGATGACATCAGCTTCTCTAGGAGGGCATCGTGAGCATCGTGAATGACACGTGGACAGCGCGGGTTTGGGTCGCTTTTGGGGAAACACAAGAGATTTGGGAATGCACAACAACCGTCAGTTTTTCACAGTTCTGTAGCGACGTCGTTGCAGCCGGCGGTCTCTCCACGCCTGATGAATACAGCCCTGTCTTCATCCCAATTGGGCAAATCCTAAGGATCACAGTACTATGAAGCCTGCGCCAGCGGCCTTGCCGTACATGAAGAAAATCACCAAGGTTCGAGAAGGCCACCGACTGTACCTCAAGAAAAGTACTCCCATATAGGAGTGACAATCTGTGAGTACTGATGTCAGATCGGCTATGGGATTGCCGGAGCGGCACATGCGCGTCGTGTGGGGGACCTGCCAGGAATGCGGTCATCTTCGGCCGTACGGGATCGCCGCGGATAAACCGTACATGGAAGGTGAGGAATCGATGGATATGCTCGACTTCCTGAATTTCCTTCTCGATTACACGATCCACTACCACAGCGGAAAGACAGAGGCAGAGTATCAACTCTGGAAAGCCACTCACGGGAAGAAGCAATGAGCCTACGCGACTACCAGCAAGAGTGTCTGGAAGAGATCCGCAGCGCCGGCATCGAGAATCAGCTCGTGGCACTTCCTACGGGAACCGGCAAAACTCTGATCTTTTCACACCTGCCTGAAGTCCTGAACTTGAGATTGCCCCAGCAGATGCTGGTGCTGGTACATCGCGATAAGTTGATCGAGCAGAATGCGGAGAAGCTGGCGAAATACAATCCGTCCTTGGCGATAGAAATCGAAGCGGGCAGCCGGCGCGCTCACCCATTTGCTGATGTCATTGTTGGTTCGATCCAGACACTGCAACACGCCAAGCGACGCGAACGCTTCAACCCGGCGATCGTGAAAGTCGTTATCGTTGACGAAGCGCACCACGTAATCAGCCCGTCATACCTCGGCGTTCTTGAGTATTTCCAGGTCTACAAGGGCGCCGAGAACCGCGTTCCTGGCAAGCTGCTCGTTGGCTTCACAGCGACCCCGAAGCGCGGCGACAAGATCGGTCTCGAAAAGGTCTTCGACAAGATCGTGTTCGCGCGCTCGATCCGCGAGATGGTCGAGGCGAACTGGCTGGTGGAACCCACCGGCTATCACGTCAGCACCATGACCGACATCAGTGATGTTGGTACGCGGAGCGGCGATTTCAAAGAGGGCGAGCTGTCGGACGCTGTGAATACATTCGAACGCAACCGCTTGGTCGTTCAGGAGTACCAGAAGCTGGCTGCTGGCCTGACGTTTGCGGCGTTTACGGTGACCATCCAGCATTCGAAGGACTTAGCGGACGTCTTCTGGCACTATGGAATCTCCTGCGAGGCAATCAGCAGCGAGACCCCGGATAACGAGCGTGAAGTCCTCTACCGCCGGCACGAATGTGGTGACCTCTTGGGCCTGGCCTCGTGCGGCGTACTCTCCGAAGGTTGGGACAATCCGCGGTGCACCGTTGGACTCGGTACCAGACCGACAAAGTCGCCTGGATTATTCATTCAGCAGCTCGGCCGGCAGCTTCGGCCATACCCGGCGCCTGAGGATGCCGCCACCTACACCGGGGATTTCATCAAGCAATTCGCCATCTGGGTAGACTTCTGCGACAACACCGGCAGGCACTCCATTGTGACCCTACCGACGCTGTTCGGGCTACGGGCCGACTTCGACCTCGCCGGAAAGAGCGCCACCCGGACCGCCAAGCAGCTTGAGGGTCTCCTGAGACAGACGCCGGGCCTGGACATCGAGGGCTACACCAGCCTGCGCCAGATCGAGGCGCTCGTCAGAAAAGTCGACTTGCTCGGGCCTATCAAGATCCCGGCCGAGGTCCAGCGCATGAGCAAATTCGGTTGGGTCAAGGACGGCATCGCCGGCTACCGGCTGAGCCTGGCCGATCGAACGTTCTACATCAATCAGGACGTGCTCGGCCAGTGGGAGCTCCAAGAGAACACGGAAGGACACGCCAGGATTTTGTTTGCCGGCAAGAAGGAAGACGCTTTCACAGCCGGTGACGCCGCGGTGCCGCGCGAACAGATCGGCCTCGTACTCGCCTCAGCCAAGTGGAAGAGCGAGCCACCAAATCAGAAGCAGTGCTGGGCACTCTATTATCGTGACGGGCACTTGCGCCGCAAACACTTTGATGGGATTCAGCTTTACCAGTTTGCTATGAAGCAGTATGCCGCCGGCAACACGGAGTGGTCGAAGGGAGGGATTTCCGACCGGCTGAATGCCTTGGCAGTCGCTAAGGCGGTAAAACCTTGAGCCATTGAATCTGAGAGTACCACTATACGGGAGCGAGCCATTAGACCGGAGAGTACCAAAGTAGAGGAGCGAGCCATCCGGATTGAGAGTACCAGACGCTGGAAGCGAGCCATTTGAATCGAGGGCACCAGGACAGTCGAGCGAGCCAGTTTCGGGAGAGCACCAAATTCCGCGAGCGAGCCAACCATTATGAGAGCACCATATCATCCGAGCGAGCCATGTGAGGTGAGAGGGCCATATAGCCTGAGCGAGCCATCTTGTTCAAGAGCACCACAGAATGTGAGCGAGCCAAATGCGAGGAAAGCACCACTTATCTTGAGCGAGCTAATCAATCGGAGAGCACCATCAAATCTGAGCGAGCCAACTGAAGCGAGAGTACCATTCTCTCTGAGCGAGCCACCAGACGATGAGACTACCATATGCCCAGAGCGAGCCAAGTCGAATGAGAGCACCAACACTACCGGAGCGAGCCATCATGCCTGAGGGCACCATAAACTGGGAGCGAGCCATATTCTCAGGGAGTACCAAATTTCCTGAGCGAGCCACTCCGCGAGAGAGTACCATCGATGCCGAGCGAGCCATTAAGCCGGAGAGCACCAAACAGTGTGAATAAGCCAAACTGCCGGAGAGTACCATGGACAAGGAGCGAGCCATACCGCTTGAGAGTACCAGATAGTCGGAGCGAGCCAATAAACCTGAGAGCACCACGTACAAGGAGCGACACACATGAACTACGACGCCTTAGAGCCTGTCCAGCGTCTCAAACGAGACCTGGCGATGGCAGCCAAAGACTTATCCCTTGACGAAGTAGGTTACATCGTCAACGGCTACTACGCCCTGCAGGAGTATCGCAAGGTATCGGCTAATCAGTACCGCGCCCTGGAGAAGTCGAAACAGCCGAACGATCTGATCGGCTGGCTGGTGCGGCAAGGCGAAATCATTGAGTCACAGATCCACCGTGCACTTGACCAATGGACCGAGACCAGCGAGATTTGCTTGTGGGCGAAGTCGATCACCGGGATCGGCCCCATCATCTCGGCCGGCCTCGCCGCGCACATCGACATCACAAAGTGCCCAACCGTCGGCCACATTTGGCGCTTCGCCGGCCTCGACCCCACGGTCACCTGGGAAGCCAATCAGAAGCGGCCGTGGAATGCCGACCTCAAAACTCTGTGCTGGAAAATCGGCGAGAGCTTTGTCAAGGTATCGACTAACGAGAACGACGTTTACGGCAAGTTCTACGTCCAACGCAAAGAGTTGGAGACCGCGCGGAATGACGCGGGCGAGTTCGCGGACCAGGCCAAGGTCGCTCTCGCCCGGAAAAACTACCGGAAGGACACGGTCGCCAAGCAGTGCTACTTGGCCGGGAAGCTGCCGCCGGCGCACATCCACGCCCGCGCGAAGCGCTGGGCAGTCAAAATATTTTTGGCACATTGGCACCACGTCGCCTACATGATCGAGTACAAGAAGGCGCCGCCGAAGCCGTACTCGCTTGAGCACTTAGGCCATGTCCATATGATCGAGGTCCCCAACTGGCCGCAATGAAACATTGCCGCACGACGAAGAAGCATTCTCACTTGTCACGCGGCGCTGCGGAAAGCCAACTTCGCTCGATTCTCAAGAGGATATCTGGCTATTCCGGGGAGGTATACTTCTGCCCGCGCTGTCACGGTTGGCACGTCGGCCGGCACTGGAAAACCTGAAAAGTACTCCCATATAGGAGTGATTTCTGGATGGCCGCGACCAGCAGTCCCCGCGGGGATATTGCCGACGGAGCTGTCCCCGAGAAGCCGGGGAGGCCGGTGCCTTGTTTAGGGGTTGACCCGCACCATCCAGGGTTTCAGTGTACGGCGTCCGCCAGGCGCAATACAACCCAAAAATCCTGTGAAGATCTGCAGGCCCTAGTACTTTCGGGATTTGTAGGAACGATAAAAGTTGACATCCACAAGTTTTCCACAGGGCGTGCCTAGCAATCTAAAGATTTTCCTTGCATCCGACCTAGCTTTGGAGGAATACTAGCCGCTGAGCTGGATCGCCACCAGCCCGTAGGACAGATCGGCCGCTCCGGCGGCGCGGATTTCACCTCCGTTGCCGTGCCGCCACCCGATCTGCAAGGAGGCTTTTTGACCCACGAAGATTGGTTTCATCTCGTCGCCGAGCTGTCCGGTAACCGGCGCGCCATTGTCGTGCACCCGATCTACATCGAATTGACCGGCACCGCCGTCAAAGCGATCGTTTTGCAGCAAATTCTCTTCTGGGGTGGCCTTAAAGCGAAAGACGAATGGTGGTATAAGAGCTACCGCCAGTGGACCACCGAGACCGCGCTCAGCAAGGATCAGGTTGAAGGTTCGGTTACGTTCTTCAAACAACAGGGTTTCCTAGAAACTGACCTCCGGCAAGTTGCTGGTCACCCGACGGTTCACTACCGGCTTTCCATTTCGGCTTTTACGCAATGGATTACGGAGAAACTCCACAATGGAAAACGGAGAAACTCCACAATGCATTACGGAGAAACTCCACAATGCATTATTAATACTGAGATGTTAACTGAGATGATAAACAGAGATGATACTACGCCCCTCACGGGGGAATCCGAAAAGGTTTTAACGCAAAACCAAAACGAAACACCCCCCGCGCGCGCGAAGCAACAGCACGAAGCTAGGCGTAGTTCTTCAGTGAGGGTTACAAGAGACGACTGCGATTTGAAGTACGGAGCCCAGCCCTACACTAAAAACTTGTATCGACGTGAACGTGGAATTTCGTTTAAGATCCAACCCAAAGAACTGCGTGAGTTTGAGCGCCTAGAGACCAAAGAGGGGAAAACTACCATACGTGCAGCGCTGGTCTACTATCTCCGAACTGACGGCTACGCCGCTGACAACTGGAGCATGGAGATCTTCCTGAAGGATTGGCAGCTTTTGGATCGTTCGTTGGATGGCGCCTCAGATGAAGAGGCGGCAGCACGGGAGATTGGCCGCCGTGGCACGGATCCGGCCCAGGATTCGATTTCCACAGGAGGGGGTGGTACTGGCATACCCCAGAATTCAACCACGGGGCTTAAAACGCAAAAAACGGGCTATTGTTGGTATGTCGATCGCTGGAACGAGCTGGCACCCTCGGCCAGGGTTAAAAGTGCTGATGCTTATCGACACGAAGAAGCTTTTCAAACAACAGAGTTGCTGGATGTCTGGGAGGACATTTGCCGGCGTGTCGAAGATGAGTACCGTAATTCCGACAAAAACCCAGGGTATTGGTTGACTCTTGATTGGATTCTGGACAAGAAGAACGGCAGGCCGAACTGGCGCGGGTTCCTGGCGAGGAAACCGAAGATGAAAGAGGCCGATGCCGTGGAGGAGGCCCTGTTTGGCAGAAAGAGCTAAAACCCCACCACCGCCGAGTGAAGACGACATCAGATGGGCCGGTGATTTACTGAAGCGGTTCAAGGATTACAAGGGCTATCCGGATCCAAAAACCAGCCCACAGGTCTTTAAGGCCCATTGTGATGCCTTGCTGCGGATCGTCTGGCATCGGCATGTCGTCGATATTATCGGGGAGTGCCATCCAGACTTGCCTGGCGACGGCAACCCAATGGACGGGGAATGGCTCATCGGTGAAGCGTTAGACAAATACGATCATTACCCAGCGCCGATCGAGTTGCGTGAGATTTACCAGGAGTTTTTGCCGCCGCGGGACGGCAAGGAATGGTTCAGGAGCAAATGATGAAAGCGCTGACACTGACGCAGCCATGGGCGACACTCGTCGCGATCGGGGCAAAGCGGATCGAAACGCGATCTTGGGGTACGGCCTACCGCGGGCCACTAGCGATTCATGCCGCGAAAGGCTTCCCGAGATGGGCTCGCGATTTCTCGTTCAGCCCAGTGTGCTACGACGTAGCCAAAAAACTTGGCGACGGAACTTGGTTCCCGGTGTATCCACTTGGCGCCGTAATTGCCACATGTACCTTACTCGACTGTGTACGGATGGGCGAATTCCGTTTCGGCCCCGAAGGCTGCCATATCAGCCTGGGGAAATACACGGAAATGCTGGCCGAGCGGCCACAAGAACTGGATTTCGGAGACTACTCTATCGGTCGCTTCGCGTGGATTCTCGGATCGGTGACCTGTTTCGAAAAACCTGTTGAGGCGAAAGGCGCACTTGGTTTGTGGAATTGGAGTGAGAGCTGATGCCAGATGAAAAAGCACTTGTGGTTTGTCGGAAAGTCGCCGATTTGATTCTCGGTGGCGAAATTGCCGGCAGCCAGCGTGGGCACTACTGCCGCGACTGCGAAGCAGAGTTGACCATTGCGCCCGCCGGCCAAGGAGTGCTTGCCAGAGACCCCACCGCGGAGACGATTTGCCTGGAATGCGCCGCGAAGCTGGCGGCAGCCGGCGAAGTCGGTGAGGTTGAGTTGGCGCCCGGCGCCGCCAAAGAGCTCATAACGCATCTGTTTAACTGGGGGCATAGAAACTGATGGCGAACGAACCTCTGCTCATTGACAGCCAGGAGAGCGCGATCGAGGCGCTGGAGAAGTTGCTCGCAGAGGTGCGCGTCGGCAACGTCGTGGAATTCTATGCGGTCGCGGTGCTCATCGACGAGACCTACCGGCTGATCGGCAGTCAGAGCGTCAGCCGGCATCAGGCAGCCGGCATGTTGCTGCACATGGCCATGGAGCGCATCAGCGGTGAGTGATCTTGTGCTCGAAAAGGGCTTGCCAGCCAACCTCGATGCCGAACGCTTTGTGCTGGGATCCGTTCTGAAACAGGATGCGGACGTCGGGAAAATCGAGCTGGAACCTGCCGACTTCTCGCTCGAAACACACCGCCGGATCTGGCGCCGCATGCTCGAGATGCACAAGAACGGCGACGCCATCGACCGGCTCACGCTGTCGAACGAGCTCATGCGATACAACGAGCTCTCCAACATCGGAGGAATGAGCTTTCTGACGACGCTCGACGACGGGCTCCCCAGGATCGTGAACCTGCCACAATGGGCTAAGATCGTCAAAGAGAAATCCGTCCTTCGCCAGACCATTTTCCGGTCGCAGCACCTGATGAACGAGTGCCTCGTTGCCGAGACACCGGCGAGCGAGATCCTCTCGAATGCCGCGCACGATTTCATAGCTCTGAACAGCTTCACGCAGTCCCTCGCGAGCGCGACGCCCGGCGGTGTCGTGGAGGCGTACAAGGGCGGGATCGATGCCTTTCTGGCACCGCCGCCGGGATTGTCGACTGGGTTCGCGCAACTCGACCAAGCGCTTTACGGGCTCCAGCCGGCGACAACCTACGTAATTGGGGCCGACACTAGTGTTGGAAAGTCGAGCTATGCCTTGCAGTTAGCGATGCAGGTAGCGAGCTCCTGGACGCCGGTGCTCTACTGCTCGCTTGAGATGTCGAAGGAGGCCCTGGTTCGCCGATTGGTATCGAGCAGAGCCGGTGTGGCGCTGCATAAAATCATGGGCGGCAAAGCCAATCTGGTCGAGATGCAAACCATGAAGACTGCCCACGAAGAACTTGCCAACCTGCCGCTCTATCTCGACGATGACCCGTATTGCTCTGCCATCAGTTTCGGCAAGAAAATCGAGCAACATATTCGTCAACATAAAATCAAACTGGCCGTGCTCGACCAGTTGCAGCTCCTGGACTGGCAGGGCAAGGGCACCACACGCTTCCGCGATGAGCGTGAAGCGATCAGCTTCGCGACCAGGCAGTGCGTGCAGTACGTCAAACAGTTTGGCATCCCGATTATCGAAGTGTCCCACCTCAGCCGCAACCGAGCGCTGCGTTCCACGAAAGACTTGCGCCCAAAATTGCGGGATTTGCACGGATCGTCCAGTATCGAAAAGGATGCCAATTCCGTGATGTTCATCTATCGGCCGGAAATGGACGAGCCGGGGCGCCGCGAGGTGCGCGGCCGCGCGGAACTGCTGGTAGCGAAGAACCGCGATGGCGCCCTGGGCACCATCCACATGCGATTTGAGGGTGAATTCACCCGGTTCAGAGAGACGGAGGCGCCCGAAGACGATGGTACTCCGGCTGAATAGATGACCCATGAACAGCTTTGCGAACGAGCACGCCGATGGTTGTCAGGGAGCCGACACTGCGAGCCTGTGTTCTCCAATATCGCCTCTTGCGCCGAAATCCCGGACGCAATCGGATGGTCTAGCTGCTACAGTTGGCGCGGCAGCACGGTCATTGAATGCAAAACCTCGACATCAGATTTCCATGCCGACAAGCGGAAATATCTGGTGTATCAAGATCAGGAGAATGGCCGGACGTTCCCGGCATGGAGAATTACTCAAACAGAAGCTAACGCTAAAGGCTACAAAGAGATCTGGCTGCCACGTATGGGCGACTTTCGCTATTTCATGTGTGAGCCAGGCGTATTAACGGAAGAGCTTGTGGCCAAACACGCGCCTGACCACGGCCTTATCTACATGCTGAACTTGAGCCGTGTCAAGGTAATCCGGCATGGACCACAACGTGAACTTGTGGATAAAGATGGGGAGATCCGATATCTGCGTTTTGCCATCATCAACCGGAAGCCAGCCTTTGCGATAGACGGCGAGCCGAACGGGGTCCCGGAAGACTTTAGCATATAAATGTTGACACGTACCGGCAACTCCTACATAATGGCGGACATGTTACAGCGCCTATTGTCATACCTGTTGAGGTGCCGGCATCACAAAACGACGTGGCCGCATACGGACCGGCGCGGGGTCTACATCGCCTGCCTGGAATGCGGTGCGCGGCTGACTTATAATTGGCGCGAAATGCGCGTCGAGAGGAAAAATGGCGGAGAACCGACCAACATCATCGAAGCCACTGACGTCCTTTGAGGATGTTGATCACTTGCGTTATTTTTTTTCTAGTCCATGGGAGCGGCGGATTCGTAAGTTTCCGAAAACTGTCCTGTGGTTACTGCGGCACGGGGAGACTATCAATCTCAACCGGCCGAACGTCTGGCGGGTGCCTCACTCCAATATAAGAGTAAAAGATGCCGGATAAGTACGATCAACACAAGGCGATCTACGACCCCGCAGCATTGCCGGTAGTGGACATCCCGTCGCGCCCAAGGACGAACCACGAGGAGAGTTTTGCAAGGTTGCAGCGTTTGCCGCTTGGGAAAGCTCTGCTGTTTCCAGCGGGGACATTTTCCTCTCAATCGCACGCGATGAATGCTTTCAGGCCGCATGCGGCCAAGGCAAAAGTCCGCGTGCATACTAGGATCGACAACAAAGGGATTTACGTTTGGTTGACCAATGCCTGAAGAACTCGCATTGACGACACAAGAACAGGCGCAGTTACTCGATTTACTCGATCCTGACGCTGAGATCGAAGTCATTATTCCGCAGAACATCGACGCCGACCAGCTCTTGAAAACCTTGGGGCTGTGTTGCCGGAGCGCCATGATTGCCCACCGCCAGCACACGCGCAGTAATGCGCTCATCGGCCGCATGCTCTGGGTGATTCGCGAGCGCACCATCCATCGGGAGTGGGGGTTCAAGAGCTTCACGCAGTTCATCGAAGACTGGGTCAAGCCGCGCCTGGGGAAGAGCTCAAGTTCGGTCTACGATGCGCTGCTGATCGCTCAAAGCTTCCCATCGATCACGCCGGCACGGTACGACAAGATCGGCCGGGCAAATCTGAAGTTGCTGCAGAAGTTCACCGACGAAACCAAAACCGACGTCGAGCAGCATCTGGCCCGCGCGGAAGTAATGACCAAAAAAGATCTAGAAGCGTGGGCGGAAGAGCGGAATCTCATCTCGAAAGGCGAGGCGACCACCGTGGTGATCACGATCACGACCACGCGCGAAGTGGCGCACATGTGGCGTAAGTTGAAAGAGGACGCCGGCACGATCGAACGCTGCGAGACGCACGACGCCGGCCAGATCTTGATGCACCTGATGGAGGAGTGGGCCGGCCAGTACGGTGTGGATTTGAGTTGAAGGGGGTAAGCCCATGGCGACAGGAGTGGAGTTAATTGCGCAAGAACGCGAGCGACAAGTCACTGAAGAGGGTTGGAGCGCTGAGCATGATGATGGCCACGTTCGGGCTGAGTTGGCTTGGGCTGCTGTGTGCTACGCGGCGCCAGCTAACATTTACTACAAGGATGACAGCGAGCCCGGTGGCATCTGTTTCGGTGACCCTTGGCCCTGGGATTACCACTGGGATAAACGAGAGTACAATGGCAACGTATTAATTCCGGCAGACCGCTGCCCGAACGCCGAGCGGATCCGAATGCTCGTGAAGGCGGGTGCTCTCATCGCTGCGGAGATTGATCGGCTGTTGAGATTGAAGTAAAACGGAGGTGAAACATGCGCGAATCGGTGAAATTCACCAACGCGGCTCTGGATGAAACTGAAACGAAAGACATCATTCTACGTGGTGTCATCGATCCGGACTCGCTATTTCTGCTGAAAGTTGGCGACTATCAGCGGGAAATATTAACGAAAGTCAAAATCAAAGACCTCATGCTTGCGGTGAAGGACAAAACCGTCCCGGATATCGATCTCGGGATGCGTGGCGGCAACTACACCGAGCGTGAAGGCGAGGTGTACTTGCATGATGACGTCTACATTATCGACGGCTTGCAGCGAGTCACCGCGGCGAAGGAACTCGCGCGCGGCGGCGAATTCATCCCCCGCCTGGGCGCCATCGTGCACTTCAACACCGACGAGAAAAGCGAAATGCAGCGCTTCCGGATGCTCAACACGACCGCGGCAAAGCTGTCGCCCAACATCCTATTGCGCAACTTCCGCCACGAATACACCGTACTCGAGATGCTGTATAACCTGACCATGGACAGCAGCTTCGTACTTTACGACCGGGTATCATGGGGCCAAGCGATGCAACGGCATCACTTACTAACGGAGAATGTGTTCGTTGGCGTCTCCGCCAGACTACACGGCCAATTCGGGCCAGGCAAGGCCGGCAACTTGACGTCACGCATGCCGTCGATGCAGAAGACTATGAACAACGTCGGCCGCAATATCATGCGCGAGAATGTCAAGTGTTTCTTCGACTTGGTCGATGAATGCTGGCATGTTCGCACGTTGGCATTCAAAGAATCGGCACCATTTTTGCGGCAAGGGTTTCTGGTCGTGTTGGCGTCGGTCATTTCAGACCACCGGAATTTCTGGGACGGCACGAAACTTAGCATCGATCGCAGTGTCAGGATAAAGATGGCACACTTCCCGATCACTGACGCTGGGATCGCACACCTCGTGGCCGCGAGCGGCAAGTCGCAGTTATTGCTTTACCAGTACTGGATCAATCACATCAACTCCGGGAAGCGTACCCGCCGGCTTGTGCCCTTCAAGGGACCGGTGAGCCCGCGGCCTATGGCTGTGGTCGACGAAGTGGTGGCATGATGGCGAGCGCGCTGACCGCCAGCGAGCTGGGGACAAACATCGTCAAGCTCTTGGACATGATCACCAACCGGGCCAGTTGCACCGCCTGCGGCCGCACCATCTGGTTTGTCCGAATGAAGTCCGGCAAGCTGAACCCCATCACCGCAGACGGCGTGAGCCATTACGCGGATTGTCCCCACGCGACAAAATTTCGCCAACCCATGAAACACAATGACGATAGCTCAAGCTGAGAAGATCTGCGGATACCGGATTGAGCGGCTCTCCAATATCGGCGAAACCATCTCGGTATTCTGCGCCTACACCGACGAGGGGAAGTCACTTGTCACCACAGGCAGCAGCGAAGGTGAGAAAGTCACGCTCAAGATGTTGATCGAAGAGTGCTACAAGATCGAGAAAGACCGTGTCTGGGCTGAGCAGGGCGGCCGCTGCAAAGACTGTGGGAAGCCGGTTACGCGAGCGGCAATGCACGGACATCACGTGATCCCGAGGTCTCGAGGCCGGCGCGATCGCGGGAACATCGATGGGCTCTGCGGGGCTTGCCACCGCAAACGTCATCGCGAGAACCGGCTATGAAGTACGTGCTGCAGGAGTACTTCCCATGCGCCAAGTGCGGATCGACGACCTACAACCTTGGCCCAGATACGTATTTCGCGCAAGATTTCGAGAAGGGGCCAGTGCAGGGGCCGGGTGCCCAGCCTTTGCTGCACATATGCTTCACATGCCGTAGCATTTTTGATGGTGCTGGGCCTCTTCGAGTGATCCCATACAGGTCAACCAAATGAAATACGAACTCACACTTTTCGGCGAACTGCCAAGCCACAAAAATGAGAAAGTGGCGACACTACGCAAGCGGAAGAAAGACACCAAGAAAGGCGTCGCTGGTTCCACGTACATGGGCATCCGCACCAAATCTGCGGTGAAGGATGCCATGGATCGGGCTGGCCTTCAGATCCCCGGCGACATGCGCGATTTGAAGCTGAGGCACCCGAAAATAGAGTTCTATTTTAAAGTCGCGCGCGTCAACGTCGACCGCGACAATATCGTCTCAACGGTCTTGGACTTACTCGTGCGCTATGGCGTGTTGGAAAACGACAGTATCTCGAGTTGCAACCACACGATTACTATCTATCCCGCAATGCTCACCGTGGACGAATGGGAAACCAGAATTGTTTTGGAGGACCAATAAATGACTTTCACTTACGAAGTGTGGCTGTGTTTGATTGCAATCTTCCGGGAAGCTCGCGGCCAATCCCAGGCCGCGCGTATCGGCATTTGGTGGGCGCTGCACAACCGGGTTGGGATGGCTCCTTTTCGCCCCACGCTAGTGCGCTGCATTCTCCAACCGGAACAGGTCTCCTCGTTCAATCCAGGGAGCACCGATGCCGTGTTCGCTAATGACGGGATTCCAGAAGACTGGGCTGCCTGGCAGGAGATCGAACAGATCCCGGCACAGGTCACAACCGATACCACGGGCGGCGCTGTCTATTGGGAATCCGAACCGCTCGATCAGCTCGACGCAGTGCGTGCTCGAGATCCCTGGTTCGCTGTAGACAAGATGACGGTGCAGCTCGACGGTGTCCGTTTCTACCATGCGTAAAAAGCGGCGAGACAAGGTGCACGCTGAAGTGGAAGGCTACATGACTCGCCAGCAAGCTCGTGTTGCCAAGCGGCTTAACCAGAGAGAGCGCCGTGAGCGAATGATGCGCGCGGCTGAGGATAAACTCAAGCGGAAGTTTGGTGAGAACCGAATTTGACGTGCGGCACGTGGTAGTGGCTACTGATGCGTTGGTCTGCCCCAAAATGGCCTAGCCTTGCTAGACTGCTGGTTGTCTTGCTGATTATGCTGGACACCCTGCGGCACATACTAGGCCCTGATACCAGACCAGTCGATGAATGGATGCTCGTCATCGAGGTGCTGGTTCTATTCCTTATTTTCGTTGACCTTACAGGGAGAATCACAGCCTGGTGTATGGGTTGGTGGAAGCGCAAACGCTACAAAGTAAAGATGAAACGATGGCTCGACTCTCTCGGCCAAGCTGAGGCGGAAGCCTTAGAAAATCTGGTCTTGCTCAGAACAGAACCGGCACCCAATCTTACGGCATCTCTTCGGGCGGCCATGCCTTCCGCGTTTGATAACGACTACAAGGGCACATGCGTCACCCCGGACCACAAGGTATTCATTCAGCAATGGGCTGAACACAGGAAGCACGAGCGCAAAAAAAGCTGACCCAGGGAGCGGTATTGCCGTGTTTAGCGTTTTTTGTGAGAATCTTTAGAGCAACGGTGGGGATGGCAATCAGCTAGCCGAACGGTCTTTTAAACCGTAATCTCCTAAGGGGGGATTTGTGGGTGCAACTCCCACCCCCACCGCACCAATTCCCGAGGTGACTCAGGGTTGCAGCCCTGAAATATACCCTCGGAGAATGGAGAAGCAACGATGCAACTCGTTGCCCTCCTGATTATCCAGATCAGGCCCGGCGTAGCTGCTGTGGTTCTGGTCTGGATAACACCCTGCCCCCACTGGCCTCAAAACTGGTGAGGGCCTTTTTCAATGTCGCCAAAATGGTCGCCGTTTTTACGGCTTACCGAAAAACGCAGCACGTACAAACTGATGGTACAGAAAACGCAAGTGAAATTGCAATAACAACGTACTCATTGTATTTGCTTGCAACAAATTACGAGCGATGAAACCACTCGATGAAAATTTCGTTGCCAAATTTGCTACGATGCAATTGTACGTGAATCTTTATGCGGAAGTCCAGAGGTTCGGTCGGAGCAGTCACGCGGCCAAGTGCATATTTAACCAACGCATCAGTAGCCACTACCCGGCACGTGGGCAGGAATATCTCACGACCTGACT